GTCCTTTCTGTTTCCAGCACTTCTACTGGCGGGACTCCGATCACTGGCGCAGTGCAATTATTGCCTGGTTCTAACGTCACTCTCACTCAGTCTGGACAGGGAATCACTATCGCTTCATCGGGCGGTGGCGGTGGTACGGCGATCAGCGATGGGCGTCTATTTTGTCCGTCCGAATTATCACCCTGTACGATGGATTCAAGCGCGGGGCAAGTTCACAATCTATCGTCAGCCGCAGTTCATTGTGAAGGATTCACGGGCGGCGTTCCTGGTTCGGCTTCCATCTCAATTAGTAGCGTGAGCTTTTTCACAGAGTTTTCCGCCAGTCAAATAGCCTTTGGATTCTACGATGCTTCCGGGAACTTACTTCGACAGACCATCTCTTTGTCGGTTCCAACGACAGGGCCTTATACCGCAACAATGGCACCTCTAACGTTAACGACTGGAACGAAATATTATGAGTGCGTCGCGCAAAGCTCTAGTACGTTTGCTCTCTATGTCCATGGACCTTACGATTATGAAGTCTTCGCACAGGATCAAAATAGCACCGCTTCGACATACAACCTGTTTATCGCAGGGAATAATTCAACAACAGGGTCTGGCGGTGCGATTGTTATGCCATCTGCTTTCGGATCACGAACAGAACCGGGGCTAAATAATATCTGGATTTGGGCTGGTGGCCTGAACTAATCCGTTGTGCGTCATCGCATACTCATCGCCCTTGCATTCCTTGCAACCACAGCGGCGACTGCCTTAGCGTCAGTCTCTCTCGTATTGACTTATCCTACAGCCGGGGAAAATGTCGGAGGTATTTATCAGAACCCTGGAGGATTAGGAACTGCCTCTAGTACGGGCGGCTCTATTACCAATGTCGATATAGACATTGATAGCGTTTTCTATTCGACCGCCTCTGGAACCTCGAACTGGAATCTGACGATAGATGCTAGATTTCTCACGGTTGGATCTCACACAATCCGCGCACGTGCTACAGATTCAGTGGGAGCCGTAGGCGTATCCTCAACCACGACATTCACCGTCTTCCATGTCACGCCCGTCTGTAATCACACGCTAGTAGGCGGAAATATTTACTGCGAAGCTTCTGCGGCTGATGTGGAAAGCTCAGGGAATAACAGCATGACCTATTCAGCAGGTCATTCGTCTGGTAGCGTCATGTTTGCTTACGCCTTTGGGAATTTCCCCATACAACCACAGGGGCTTCTGCCCAACGATATCACGTCAGGTCAAACACAAATTCAAGTAAACCCGAGCTATATTGGTCTATACCCGACACCGCCATTTTACGCCACTATATCGGACAGGTGTGTTATAGATGGGTGTTCCTATTCTTCCCGCGCTACTGAGAAGATCCACGTAACGACAATGACTCCTACATCCGGTTTTGCTCAACAGGAAACTGGATCAGTTCTTCCTAATTCACCAAGTTATAACAATGGCGCGGCGGGGGTCGGAGCGACACTTACAGCTACCAGTAATGGGGCTTTGGTCATTAATGGCTATAGCGTTCTTGTAAATGATCGAATCGTCGTGAACAATCAGGCTTCGGCGTTCCAGAATGGCGTTTATAAAGAAACCACTTTGGGGACCGGAAGCGTTCCCTATGTGCTGACTCGCTCAACCGACTACAATACCCCTACCCTCATTAATACCGGTCCAGCCATTCCTGCCGAAGTTCCTGGCGGGATCAATTCTCTCTTGGTTCCGACTTCGACCATTACGATTATCGGAACCGATTCACTCAGCTACATGACGACCTATTATGTAATGACTGTCGATCAGCGCGGTGTTGCGGGAAAGCTTTGCGTAGGTGTTTACGATTATCCGGATGCCGAAGTCGTTATTGGCGGTGGAACGCTTTTACCCTGCGGCGGAGCCGCTTCACATATTGCATCATCTATATTTAATTTCTGGGATGTTAATACGCTCCCGGTTAATACGGTGTCAAATGTGGCAGGGGATACCTGGACATTAATAGGACTAGGGTCTTCGGGTCCTGGCGACTATGCTGTTGCGCCAGTAGGTCTTTGGTACGCTAAGGCGGCAACAACGGTATCTACTGACACCATCAATCTAAACGCCCCGAACGACAGCGCTTTCTTGGCTTCGGATTCCTCCATTTACAGCGGTGTTGGAGCACTCTATAACTGGGTGGAAAAAACAGGCGTATCCGGCCCGACGCTTCTTGAACCCTATTCCACGTCAAGCCTTTTCCCTACACTTCCCGGCAACCTCAATGCCGGATTCAGTTCAGGTGCTCCAACGGGTGGCCTCCAAGGATGGCAATTAAGATCAGCGGATACGTCCCGGCCATTCACGGTCAGCATTGATTCATATCCTGTTGCTTCGACAACGACAGAAAACGCGCTGTTTTCATCCAACTCCGAAGGCTATTATGCCTGGGGTGTTTCTTTCCTTCCAGCGAGCACCAACACCGTCAGCGCGGTAATCTATTCAGACCTGGCCGCGAACCTCGTGAACAATCGCGTGTGGATCAAGAACTATCCTCAGTACGGCTTGTCTTGGGACACCAGCGGCCATTGGCCGAACTATCTGGACTGCACCGCATCTTCAAATACGGTGAGTGGTCTTGCGAGTTGCGACTGGCTGGAACTATCAGGACCTTCCACGCTCTCGTTCGGGAACGTTCATGGCACAACGACGACTGTTACTAATGTCAGCTCCGGCACGTACGTTATCCAGGTTACGGCTCATGATGGCGCGGGGAATATAGGTGTCGCCTCACAAACCATCGGCGCGATATCCTGTGATTCCAATGGTGTTCTGACTCCAGGGGATACGAATTTTACGCAGATATTCGGACCCACTATTTGCTTTGGCAGAAACCCTTACGGATTTCAGGACGAACGGCATCTGGCCGCTATGATCATCCGCAACGGGGTCTACAATTCCACGCGAACTGTTTACAGCACCTACACTTTCGCTGACCCCGATTTCGTTCACAACCAAGCCGGGACCATAAGCTACACCTTTAACGGGACAGGCAATGCCATAGGAACGGTAGGAACAACGCTGACAACCGGGATCAGCGCATCTTCGAGTACGATTATTGTCGCATCCACGGCGGCGGCCCTCATAGATCTTTCGAGTTTCCCGACTCGCGTATTTGTGTGGACAGGCGGGTATAACGGCCCCTACGAAGAGGTACGCATCTGCTCAAACACTGGGCTGACGCTGAACGTCTGTTATGACGGAAGAGGAATTTCGGGAAGTGTCGCCGGGCAATCGAGTATTTTACCGGCGCAATCGTGGCCGGTCGGGTCCGTGGTAGGTCAGTACTTGTTTAAGGGATCAGGGACTAATTTCTTGACCGTATTTTCAACAGCGGGAGCGGGCGGCCCGGCGGGACCCCTAAAATACAATGTCGGCACGGCAACGATGACGGCCAATTCAGCGACCATGACAGGAATAGGCACGGCGTGGTCAACGAATGTTTCCGTGGGAGATGCTGTACGTATTGCCGGAACCCATAGCTCATCGACATTTACTTTTGTCGCTTATGTCTCAGCCGTTAATTCGGATACATCTCTCACTCTCAGCAGGGTTTATCCGGCAACCGCAGATACGGCGACAGGGTTAACGTATGCCATCGTTCCATCTTTTGAACGGTATCTCGTTTACAGGTGGCCGCGACCGTCTCCATTCACGGGAACCGGACAAGTCGCTACGTTCCCGACAGGATGCGAAGATGATACCCATTGTTTTTCATTGGCAAGTATCACTGGCGGACGCGATATACCATCCTTGGATGGATCTACCTTTACGGCTCAGAACTATGCTTTTTCGGATGTAAACCTTTATGCAGGATATGCCAACCAAAGCAGTCTAGGCGGGATCAATTTCTATGGAGAAAACTTAGCGTGGATGTCTCTATACGAACGCTCTGGTCTTTCCCTCGCTAAAACCATGGCGGACGAAACGTCTGCGAATTGGCTCATGCACCCGAACTGGGCCGGAGGCATCAGTGTCTCCGGATCAATTCTTTTCCCCGGCGGTGGATTTATTGGATCGACCGCCCATTATCTCGTGTTCGGAACTCCGGCTGTCAGTGAACTTCGTCCGTGGTGGTATGGAGGAATGGGGGTTGCGGCGGCATCTTGCGATGCTTACGATACCAGAGACTCAGGCTATCTGAGTGCCTGGGGTATCCTTGGTGCTCTCTATGACCCAGACACCTCAAGCTCTGCGGCTCCTGGCGGGATACCGTGGCAAACTTATTTCAGAAACCAGTTTGGTCCAGGTGCCGGGACTTTATATGCCCGTGATGTGTCTTGCAAACGAAGTAACGGGGGTGTAGATACAAACTCCTGGGCTACTGGGTTCCTATGGAACCAAAATACACCAGTGACAATGACTAACGGATCTCCGAATGTAACGGGATCAGGGTTTACGTCTGCGCTCTGTCAGGGGGTCGATTCAGGGACCGTAACCATGATTGCAAGCTCTGATGCTGTGACAGCGACCAACGGTACTTTTGCCACCAATGCCGGGTCGATCATGATTAACGGTCGCTATTATCAGTTTCTACGAAAGGACGCGACGCATGGATGGATTTCTGTTTTGTGGCCTGGATCAAGCGGCTCATTTTCCTACATGGACGCACAGCCTTTACTAACAAATGATTCTGCTCCATCGGTAGCTTCTTACGGGCAGAGCAGTACCGATCCGGCCATCAAGAATAATTATCTCTGCATCTACAACAATTCGGGGTCTTTAACCCTAGACAGAAACTTCGTGGGCACGAGCGGAGCAAATTGGCAATTTCTGGACAATCTCTCTGGATATGGTCAGCAAATCTTCATGCTCGGAATCAAAAACACTGGAATGAAATATGCCGGGGCTTTAGATAGCACGCTTGGGACAGGATATACAACTCTTTCCGCGCAGGCCGCGCAATGGGTTCACGACTACGGTATTCAGAATGAAAACACCACGATCAATTACGGACGCATTTATGGGAACTGTGAATCCGGAGGAACTATTTTAGGTGCGACACAAACGATGCAATGGAAAACACCCGGATGTAGTGTCCAATGGAACTCGTCTCTAATTGTGGAAGAAGAACAGCTTTTACAGGAAGCGTTCAGCTCGGCCGGAGTCTGGTATACGAACAATGCGACACCGACGAACAAGGCATACACAGACGGCCTCTATTGCTCGATCTGGTGCAAGACCGGATGGAACGCGCCGGGCGTAACAGACAATCCGGCCTCGGTAGGAAATAATATCGGCGCATCAAATCTCACGGACGTGCAGTTGGCGAATGGAAAATACCCCGGCCAATTATTCGGAATGGGGTTTGCCGCTGACTGGCCGGCACTTGAGTTTGTCACGCCTTCCCAGGGCGGGACTAGTGGCGTAACGTTTGGAGGGAGCGCGACCTTTGGCGGCCATGCGACGTTTGGATCCCAATGAGTGACGAAGAAAAGAGACGAGTGGATGATATCTTGGTAGCCCAATTGTCGCAGAAATTTAATGATTTTATTGAACGCTACGATAGGGATGTTGGAGCTATCAATGAATGGAGACGTATTACGGATCTTGAACTTAAAGCGCAGGGAGAAATTCTAAGAGAGATTTCCCCGGCTTACACAAAAGGAAAGTGGGTGGCGGGGTTGATTGCGACGGGAAGCGTGGCCTTAGCGGTCAAAGCGTTCTGGTCTCATATCACGTGGCATGGCTGATCTCTGGAAGACGCCACGGCGATGCGAGAAGTGTCACGATAAAAAAATAACAGAGCTTATGTGGGCGCAATCGTGGGGAAAGGACATGGACGGTAATGTACAGATCAAGCTCGACTGCTTACGGTGCGGATACCACCAGGTAGCAACCTGGGACGGACACGGCGAATCTATGGAGGGGGAAAAGCTATGAGACTAACAATGATCCGAACCAAGAAAACGACAGACGGAATTTTCGGTAAACTCTCCATAGATACGAGTCTTTTTTCCTGCTTCACATGTGAAAATCTGGCTAAGGCCATTAACCCAGGAACCTACAATGTCAGATTCGATTACTCTCCACGATTTAATAGAACCATGCCTCACATCATTGATGATACTCGTGATATCGCCGCTGGTGGTGATGCTGGCATTAGGATACATTGGGGCAATAACCCTTCTAATTATGAAGGTTGCATCGGTGTTGGAAACGGTCAAGAAGGCGATTCTATAGACAATACCGTGTCGACGTTCAATGAGCTTTATACCATCATCAAAGATCAGCAGGGATTAACCATTACCATCGTGAATAATTACAGTGCCGATGCTTAACTGCGTGGTCCTGCATTTGAAAGAAGTGGTCCATTACGTCGTCCATTTGTGTTCGATTGGCGCGGCGGGCTATTATTGGTTTCAGCACAGCGTTTTAAAAGACGTACTCGAAGACAAACTAGAACGAAGACATAACGAAAAGGAGATTAAAATGAACTTCCTACAAGGCGTAGTGCTCGCAGAAGAAGAAGCCGTTAAACTTAATACGTTCCTGGCGAAATTGCCGACGTATCTTCCGCTCATCCAGAAGAACATCGCGGATTTGCAGAAGGCTGTTGCGGACAAGAACGACCCCACCGCGCTCCTAGCGGATTCGTCTGCATTGCTGGGCGATCTAAATTCTGACCTGGCAATCCTAGCGACAATCGTTCCGGCTCCGACGGTTCCCGTCGTTACCCCGGCGGTAACTCCTCCGCCAGCGGCATGACGGACAAGATCATCGACGATCCTCATCTGGTCCCCATAGAAGGAACTTTTCTATGGTGGCTGGATCAGGATTTCGATGTCCTGGATGACATTCTTGGGCCGATTAAGGCTCGAAAGTATTTTATTACCGACGTAGGATCAGTCCCGCGCATCGCTTGGAACATTATTCCTCCGATAGGGCCAGCTACTCTTGGTTACGTGGTTCATGATTGGCTGTATGCGACGCAGACATTCCCCCGCGCCGAGGCTGATGCTTGCCTTCTTCGGTTGATGGCTCAGTTTGGCGTAGGGTATGTTTCCCGCTATACGGTCTATTGGGCTCTACGTGCGTTCGGTGGGAAGGCTTGGGATGACGATGCTAAGAAAGGACCGCAATTCTATAAGCCCGTTTTGATCTAAAGTTAGTGCAGTAAATTACTGACTCACAATTGAATCAACTCCATCGGCCCGACTGAGCGGAGCATATTTTACACACCACGCGAACCACATCAGGAACAGAATGATCCCGACAACGATGCCGGACTTGATGGCTTTCATGCTGATTTCCTTTCCAAATATATTCCATATCCCCGGTAGGTGATGTGCGGTAATTTCTCGAATTTATTGTCGGGCACTTCCATGTCCTTTATCAGCCATATCTGTTTGTGGGGATAGCATTCTTGAAGATAGGCAACGATTTCCTCGTACCACTTGTCCTCTTGAATTGGAGGAAACGAAATTGGCCGAAGAGCTAAAGCGCAGATCAGGAGTGCTCGCTTCATCCGTATTTAATCAACAAAATCATAGCGACGATAAACGAAAGCGGGACCGCGAGCATCATGGCGACAACGGCAATGTTGGCGATCCATTGGATAGGCCTCAATTTATTTTTCCCCTGAGAGATTCACTGACCATGAAATCCCCTTTATCGCTCATTTTTTCATCCTCAGACATCGCTTACAGTTCACTTCCTTCCACCTGAAAACCAAAATCCCCATCCCAATTCTTGATCCGCACAACGTCCCGGCTTTGAGGTTGTCGAAGTGGATGGTCATTTTCCCTCCATCGCTATTTGTACTATCACAGAGAACCAGTCTTTAGGATCTACCTGCTCGACGATGTCCAAGATTTCATCGTTTGTCATTTCGGATCAGCCCCGCAGTCTATTAAGACCGCAAAAATAAACCAAAAGACTGGGACTAGAAATAGAATAAAACAACCCATTGCCTCTGAAAAACTATAAACGTGCTCAGGGACCTCCTGTCCTATGGCACCAATTATCACCCCAGTAACAACCAAATACCACGCGCCCATACATAGAGCGATTTTCTTTAGCTTGCTCATTGGCTCTCCTTCCCGCAGTTGTCTTGGCCACATGCCTGCCTGTCCGTCACAATTTTTTTAGGTGGCTTATTGTCTCCTCCGATTCCGAACATTTGTGGAGGATATTGACCTTCCCAATCCGCTTTCTTGGAGTCTTTCCAGGACCCAGATTGAGGGCTAGGATCGACACGTCCATAAGGGCCGTATGGGTATTGGTGGAAATAATTGAGCGCGGCGGCGAGGTCTTCGGATACAACTCTTGATTGGAAGACGCCCACGGGTTCTTTCCCATGTTCAACAACGCAATTATCATAATGACAATTAACCACATACGGAAGTACAGCCAGCCAGAGGTAGCGGTTTTTCATAAGCCATCGCCATAGCCAAAGCCATAGCCAGAGCCATCGCCATAGCCATCGCCATAGCCAGAGCCATCGCCATAGCCATCGCCATAGCCAGAGCCATCGCCATAGCCAGAGCCATAGCCAGAGCCATAGCCAAAGCCAGAGCCATAGCCAGAGCCATAGCCATCGCCATCGCCATAGCCATAGCCAAAGCCAGAGCCAGAGCCATAGCCAGAGCCATCGCCATAGCCATCGCCATAGCCAGAGCCATAGCCAGAGCCATAGCCATCGCCATCGCCATAGCCAGAGCCAGTTGAGGCTTTGTCTATTTTTTCCATACCGAGACCGCCTTAATTGACTCCTTCGCCTTCTCGGTGACATCAATGATTTCGATTGCCTGAATCAATTCCACGCGCGAAACTTCACAAGGGAATTTGCAGTTCGCAGGATCAGATGTTCCTTCCATTGCTAATTGGCTCAGTGATGCTGCCCCAGACCAATACCAAATGCGACGGGCATTTTCTAAAACGACTTCCTGGCCTTTGCGTGAAACTAATTCCCCAGCAAATACTCCTGCTGTGTAAGTCCTAACGATGACGTACTTTTTGTTTTTCATTTAATTCTCCTTTTTTATTTAGTCCAGAACGGATACCCGAAGTAAAACCCAATAGCCGCCGACACAATGCACAGAATCAGCCAGGTCATGTGGATGTGCCAGGTGGGTTGATGCTCAATGCGTGTTTGTTCGTGCCATTTAACTTCTACTGGTGGTCTTGGATAAATGTTCTGCATAGCCCTAGCCTGTTGCGCCATTTTCTCCAGCGTCTCTTTGGCTTGCTTCGGTTTCTTTTTCAAATGATATTACCCCCGTAGGTGATTGAATGGCTTTCCATTTGCGGCAGAACCATATCTTCTTCTCAAGCAACTTCCCTTCTTTGTTTCTCATAGTCCTTTTAACGAAGCTGTATATGTAAAGATCCCACCAAATAACCAAGTGAACAAGATGCTCATTCGGACCAAAACCTTCGCCGCCCTCAAGGTATTTGCGTATATGGGGCTGGATATCAGCCAAACACGCATTGACCAATCTTGGACGACGAAGGTGCGTAGGATCATAGGCCATGATGTCTCCGAACCCGAAAAGATCTTTCGTAAAAGGCCCTTCCCGTCTATCACATGATCCAGGGAAAAATCCTTCTTTACGAAGCTCTACTAGGGCTCGGTAGTTTGCCATTAGAAGGGTGTGGAACCTTCTTCTGCGGAAGCCTTGAAATCACCTAAAGCACAAACAACCTTTCCCTTCTTTGTCTTCGGATGTGTTACCGTTGCTTTAAAGGTCTTTCCTTCTACTAGGTCCGTATCCCAAGACAGTTTACCGTCCGGCTGTTTCTCTGCTCCAAGGATAATGAGCAATTCTCCGATTTTATTGGGCCAAGTCAGAACCTTACCGCTCGTTCCGTTATATTCCAGAATCCATTCATAAGCCTTCTTGCCTTGCAATTCTTTCTTGATGACTTTCTGAATCTCAAAGTCATACGTACCGTCTGGAATGTCGTCGTGAAATGTTCCTGAAACGTCTGTTTCCTCTCTCATTATTTTTTCTCCTTTCCATCAATCTTCTCTTTAAAGAATTTAATTAACTTGTCGGCGTTCTCAGAACTTAAGTCGTCAATCTCCGTCGCTTGCGCTTTGAGAAGCCACTTGTCCAAATCCTCCTGGGGAACCTTAAGAACTTCGACCAAATGATTTAGTTGAGCGACTTGTTCAGGAGTGGCAAGCGTTATCGGCTGTATCGGGCGGTCAATGACAGCGGCACCGTACATCTTCTTAAACGTCTCGAAGTCAAAGGCCATCTTCGCTCCTGTCACAAACCCCTCAACGCGGCTTTTCTTTACGACGGCGTAAACATCTTGACCGGAGAATTGTGTCTCAAGCCAAAGGTCTAAATCATAATCTAGCTTTTCGGGACCGTCCCAAATGCTTCCCTCTTTTACGAGTGCGCCCTTATCGTCTTTCGACCATTTATCCTTAGTGTGGCAAACTAGGAATACAGGGAAATCGAGGTCTGGCCGCATCAGCCATGCTAGACACTTGCGAGCCCCCTTCTCTGCTTCCTTCTGAGACTTCTTAAACTCTGAACTTACTCCACGATCTTCAGCGGCAAACATCTCTATTCGGAACGGCTTCGTAAGAGAGTCCAATACAATAGATTTGTATTGATGCTTCGTGGTGGCCAACTCTTTTACTTGCGCCGTGATTTCGACAAAGTCTTGGCTTCCTTCTGCGGGGCCAAAGTATAAACCCCCCTGCAACGCCAATTTCTTCATGTACTGCTCTCTTGTAATTCCCGATTCTGTGTCGATGTAGAACGGTGCTGGCGCATTGAGAACGAACGAGCTTTTTCGGCTTCCAGCCGGACCCGATATGAGGATCTTCGGTTTCTGCGGTTTAACGACTTCTGGCTTTACGCCTTTTAGTGCCATTGTGTGTCTCCTTTGTTTTACGTCTCATGGACGCTGATTTAAAATGGTGTGGCCCATCGAGAAGTCACTTGAGTCCTAGGAGTCAATCGAGTGGCATTTCAGCCACCGTTCATGCTTCCTTCTTCCAAGGCCACAAAATTCATGTCTTGCGAGACGGTGCTTTTTGATTGCAGTTGTGATGTTCGCAAGGATCATTTTCTGAAAGCAATTTTCCTTCCAATGTAAAATACTGATCTACCCATCTACACGGATCTTCGGGAGTTCCTTTGCCACGAGATTCATGAGACTCAATAACAGAAATTACTTTAGGCATCTTCATCCTCAAAAAGTTCTTCCTGCACCGGCTCCCGTTCGTCGTCTTCCATCACATCAATATCCAGGTCGATGCAGTTCCCCAGCGTGATCTCGAAGTCGTTCATGGTTGCTCCTCCAGTCCGTATTTGTAGCAGTAGCACTCATAGCAGAGATGCTCTTGTGCTACCAGGTTCGTCCCGTTTTCGGTTCTTTTGCCTTTGCCATAAAACGCAGTTGATTTTTCGTGACAGGAGTCGCAATTCATTTGTGATAACTCCTCTTGTTCTGGCGTTCGTTGAAGAGGACGGTGAAGGCCGCCGTCAAGAGTTGCGCGTAGTTGCTTGCGCGGATATGGGAAAGTACTTTTCGGTACTCGAATGGTTTGGATAACTTCTTCGCATACTTAAATCTCTCTGCCCAGAATTGTACGTCCTGTTTAGGCGTGAACATTATCGAACATCCTCCTGTTCTTTTCGATTAACTGCAAACGCCAGGTTAGTTTCATGCAGGTGTCTGCCAGCTCGTGCAAACTCTCTGAGTAAGCTTCGCAGTTTCGGACTAATTCCTCTTTTGTTAGCTTCGCGTAGTCGTAGTTCATAGGACCCCCAGTAGGTGCATTCTTCACAACATTTTCCGCGACTTCCCATCTATAATCCCCAACCTCTAAGTTGTGCTTCGACCTGATCGACAATACCTTTAAAATCTTCGTAGACCATTTTCCAATGGTCTACTTGGGCATAAGCCAAATGGACTGCCTTGATTCTGTAGCCTAATTTATCGAATACCATAAATAAGCACGACTTCCACAAACGCAATAAACACAAACACCGACCACGCCACGAGCCCAACATCCTCGTGGTGGTTCATCCACCACCGCTTCAGCCAACGACTGCGCCGCTCTACCCGCGCCATGGGGATGTAGCTCTTGCGCTTGACTCTGGTATAGGTCCTAAACGGCTCTTCCATACTCCGCTGGATTCCGGCGCGGAAGTATGCGTCTTGCTCCCGTTCGGGGGTGGGGGTCATTTAGGCGACCTCTGCCGTAAAACAATCTTGACCTTTACCGTCTACGGGTCTTACGCTCATGTGGTCAAATCCTAATTCACGTCCCAGACTTTCCCATGCTCTATTGGCGTTTTCTTGAGGGCTTGCGGGCGGAACCCCTCCTATGACCATATAAATGACTGGTTTACAGGCATCCAGTAAATCGTCTAGTTGTTTTTTTGTTAGCTTAAACTCTATCCGTGTTCCTTTAGGAAGATTCGCTTTCATAATGTCATCCGTTACGCTCATGGTCTTTCCCTCCGTGGATTTAATGTCTTTCATGACTAAAGTATAACACCATGTATAACACTTGTCAAGGATTATTTTTACCGTCGGAGATCCCGAAACTTAGAGCTGTGAGTATAACGCTTCTGATGAAATTCGAGCGTGTGATCTTATCGTCGAAGCACTTCCGACGGATAGCTTCAAACTCTTCGTCTGTAACACGCGTGTTGACTTGTTTGGTACGTTGCTTATTCATTATTTATCCTCCGCGCTTGTTATACCTTATTAGATACAGATTGACAAGACCTTATTATTTGCTTGACAACTCTACAAACGCAACGCATAATCTCGTTCATGGTATCCGCGATTAAGACACAATCCCATTTCCCCGACGGCGTAGCACTCACCTTCGCGGGTACCGCTATGTCCGTCGGGGGTTATTTATGAAAAAATGTGAACATCCAAAACTAAACAGCACACAATATCTGAAATGGATTAAATGCATGATCTGTGGTCAAGCCTGGAGATGGTCACAACGTGGTCCGACAATTTGGCTTCTTTTAACTCCCCTCAGTAAAATCGAAGGAATTCTAAAAAACAAATGAAACCCTACTACGAAGAACCTAGCATCACCATCTATCATGGGGATTCACTATGAAATTATTCCCGACTGTTCTGATTGTCTTAGACTTCTGCGCTTCGGTTGTTTATGGATTTAATGGCGATCTCAGGCGGTGTATTTATTGGGTATCGGCAGCAGTTCTGACGATCTGCGTGACGTTCTAATGAAGCCATACTATTCAGAACCTGGCATTGATATATACCTAGGCGATTGCAGAGACATTCTGCCAACTCTCCCTCCCGTCGATCTTGTCCTCACAGACCCCCCTTATGGGATTAGTTACTCATCTAATATGCGAGTGGTGTCTCCTAAATTCACGACTATAAAGAACGATGACTCTATAGACGGGGATTGGCTCCAATTAATTCGTTGTCAATCGTTCGCCATGTTTACAAGGTGGGATGTCCTAGGAGAATGGTTAAAGATAATTCGTCCATCTATAACTGTGCGGGGGACGGTTGTCTGGCATAAACCTGGGGGGGGTCTTGGTGATCTTAAGCGATCTTATGCCCCTGATTATGAATTGATTGTTTACGGATCATCAGATGAATGGAATCTTCCTGGGAAGCGGCATGGTTCTGTATGGGTTGATACCTGTGACTCATCAAGCAGATATAATCACCCAACCCAAAAGCCAGTCGGTATTATGAACATGTGCATTGAACGATTTGGGGGCCAAACCATCCTCGACCCCTTCATGGGCTCCGGCACAACCTTGCGGGCCGCCAAAGACCTGGGCCGTAAAGCCATCGGCATCGAAATCGAAGAGAAATACTGCGAGATTGCGGTTAAACGTTTAGCTCAAGAGGTGTTATTTTAGTGCCTAAACTTTCGTTTATGAAATGGTTTCCTGGGGATTGGTTGCGTGACACAAGACTACTTTCATCGGAAGGAAAAGGGGCGTGGATTGATGTGCTTTGCATAGCCTGGAATGAGCCCGAAAGAGGGGTCTATCATAGGGTTAAAGATGACTTCTGCCGGGAGCTTCAAATCCCTATTGATCGCTATGAGATTGTTTTACGGGAATTGGCAAAAGTTGGGGATGTAATGATTGGTAATGATTCAGTAACGGTTAAGTCACGCAGGATGATAAAGTTAGATAAGCATTATAAATTAAATGCAAATCGTGTAGCTAAGTATCGCAGTAATGCTAAAGTAATGCAGGATGTCACGGACAAGACGTTAGACGTTAGACGTTCTCAAGACGTTAGACCCCTCAATACTACAGCGGGAGAGCCCCTACCGGATTTTGTTTTGAGGTGGCAACGGCGGGAGGATCGGAGCCAGTGCGCGGCAGAAATAGCGATGGGCTTAAAAGCCTACAAACTTGGGTATCGCATGGAAGAGGATATTTACAAAAAAATAATCGGGGAGGAAGACAATGGAGCCATACGTTGCCAGAGCATTTCTGAACAAGTTGCTGAGCGAGTCCGACAAGGCAAACTTGAAAGACCACGAAAATCAGCTGGGGAGATACTTGCAGGGATTCGAAGTCTGCCGAAAGTTCCACCTGACACCAAAACCGATTCCTGAATCCGATATTGAACGGATGCATTTGCTGTATTGGCAATGGCAGAGGGCTTGGGAAGTTAAGTTTGACAGGCTCAGAGAACAGCATGGTGATGAACCATTCAATATGAATGGCGATCATATTCTTGGTGATTTGTGGGATTGGGAGACGTTCGCGGAGCAGAATTATCAGGACACGTTACCACAATATCCCACTATGGTCTGTCTTGCCGTGTTGTTGTTGCCGTTGTTGTGGAACTAACCAACCGCCAGAACGCAAGGGGTGAGACATGAGTGAGATTAAGAAATGTGGATGTCGATGGATGAGTTATCCAGACAACGAAGATGGCCCAGCGGAATCGTTTTGGGATTTATGTCCAATGCACCAAGAGCAGGAAGATAGACAATGCGAGAGCCGCACCACCAACGAGGGGAGGGGGGAATGAAAATGATTGATAGATTGACGGTTAAAGTTGAACCGCTGATGGAATATATGTCTGCTACTCGTAGAGTTTTGCGTTTACGCTTTCGAGTCGATGGCGACGGAGAATCAATCGGCTACGACCAAATCATAGATCAGAACGATCTCACGAAATCTGTCTTTGACCACATGTGGGAATCGGCAAAGATGAGGATTGAAGAAGCTTTTGTTAAGAAGCCTGACACCCAGGTCGGATGGAAGTGAATGAAATATACGTATTCGCCCATACATCAAAATATTAAGTGCAATGACTGTGGATGGGAACCAAAGAGCTATAAAAATGCTCAGGCGACGGCATCTATCCATGCTCGTAAATATCGTCATGATGTGGAAGGTGAGCTCGGTATTGCGATTGGGTACTACGGAAAAGACGAGCCTGACACCCAGGCCGGAGGGAAGTGAAATGAAATACTGGTATCAAATCTACGTAGATTTCTGTCCCGCTTGCCTGAGCGAGGACCGATGGCGTGAACGTGTCTACAAAAAGCCTAAAGGGTCGATTTGGCACGAAGTCTATGATGGGTGTGTGCTATGACCTCGCGCCAGACTTGCGGGTGTGGAAGGCCAAAGAGCGAGTATCCGGCTCATACTGATGATAAGCCTTGTCGAGTAGGATGGCGACAACGAATGGTCAAGGGTACTCCCGAACATTTCGTGTATTTCTATCAACGGTGCTGGTGGAATATTAAAACGCGATGCTTGACACAAAAGTATTGGATCGGAAAGTCCTACATGACAATGCAAGAGTGGGAACAGTTCTTAGTTGATACGACTTATGAGCGCGAAGGCATGTATGAGAAATGGGAGCAATCTGGGTTTCATGCGCGAATGACTCCAAGCGTCGATAGGATTGATTCATCGAAAGGCTATGAACCCACAAACTGCCGATGGATTCCGTTATTCTTAAACTCAGCGTCAAGCAATCGCAATACAGATAAATGCCGTCGAGGACATCCCTGGACAAAGGAGAATATCTATGTCGGACCCGAAAAACGATACTGCAAAATCTGTCAGCGAGACTTCCAAGCAAAACATGGATGATAAGTTTTCCTCGATGGCGGAGAAAATATCCTCTTACATTTTTGATGGGCCGAGCGGTGATCTTGCACGTAACAAATTAGACAATATGCTTATTGAAGCCCTCCGCGCCGTCGATAAAGAAGCGTATGAGAGAGGTAAAGGCGATACTAAGCTGTATGTAGAAAGCTTGCGAGGTCAATGTTGGTCGAAAGCCGCTGAGAGTGATCTACGTAAAGCCGAACAGCGTGGGCTCGAGAAGGCGGCGGAGATTGCCCTGAAAGAGGGTAATTGTGGAGCAACTTTCCCAGACTGTGATGACTATGATGACTGTGAATGTGGCACTGTTATCGCCGACGAAATACGGAGGATCGGGTGATACGCCGCTGTGAGTGTCTGCGTGTGCCGTGTGTGTTCTGTTCGTGGTGTCATTACTGCCGGAAGAAACTTCCGCCTGTTCGTTATCGGTGGACGGAATCGGATTTAGCGTTGGCGAGACAACCGATTAGCCACAAAGAATATTCTATTGACAAACGCGCCAATGGGTGATATAAAACGTCAAACAATGAGATGGGTTATCTTCCCAGCAAACCTGACAAGCCTAAAACATCTGCTCCTGAGCAGATCGTGCTTCAATCCTCGTTTCTTATGTCTGCCACTTATGACGCTTCAACATTCTCACTCACCGTCGAATTTAAGACCGGGGAACCGATTGTTTATCATTACGTCTTCCCGTCGGTATGGCAACAGTTCAAAGAGCATCCGTCGCCAGGAAAGTTCTGGAATGCTTCGATCAAGGGCGGAAAATATCCGTCCATCAATCTTAAGCGCGGGCTCAAGGTGTCTGACATCACCAAGGCAAAAAAGAAATATAAACATGGCCCTGCTTTCTAACTATGCCTCAAATTAACACCACTCCGAAACCGACCAAGCCGCTCATTGATGCCACGATTCCCGGTTCGCCGTTCTCGCCTGTCCGCAATATCTCCGACGAAGACAAACGAAAGTATTTAGATGCCGCTGAACTTGCGGCGCAAAAACGTAATGACGCTGTCGCTCTTGAGACTTCGTCGCCTAAAGTGTCGTCGTTGACGTTGACGTTCCAGCTCAAGAAGTTCGGCAAGCATTGGCAGGGGTACGCTCCGGCAGGACAAGGCAAAATGAAACCGCTTTTAGCCGCGCCGTCGCTGTTGATCTCGGCTCTCGACGCTTTGGCGGATGAGATGTACAACCAGGGGTTTAAAGCGTGAACGTCTTTGTGCGATTCGGGCAATGGCTTGAAGAGCGTCGCGTGTTGCGATGGCCTGACTATCGGGATTTAAGACAAAAAATTGATGAATGCGCTTTAAAATCAGAGGCCGCTCAAATTATAAATACTGTCATACAGAAAGCTAAAAAAGACGCAGACGATTTTCTTGGTATTGCTAATCGTCTTTCTGAACATATCAATGTCCTCGAAGCCGAAAAGCAGGTCCCGTCCACAGCCTCGAAAGAAATCAATATGCTCAAGATTCGGCTGGAACGTATTGAGCTTCTAGTCGGACTTAAGCGCGAACCTGTCATTACCAACCTGCCGGAAGCGCCCCGGATCTCGTGAACGCGTCATCGGACTTGGCCGGGATCTACGTAGCAGGCCTTGATCCGGCTCCACTCCCCCCGAAACCTCCCACTTGGTTGGAAAAGATTGCCAACAAGATTTTTAACCTAGCTAGAAGGCCCCTGGCTTTAGCCAGGACGCGTGAAGTCACGAAGATTGCACAACGGCTTAGTGCGGACGCTTTGGGCTCTCTAATCGCAAGTTTAGAGGCTTCTGGGTCGTGTCCTATCTGTCGTTTCAATGCGATGAATTTACGGGCGGCGCAGTTTACGTCACAGATCCACAAGATCGTGACGATTGGGAAATGCGGGCATCATCCTGGGCACTACATTGAATTTGAGTCTAGAAATAGAGCTGATTTTGATAGGTCGGAGAAGTTGAGTAGGTGGATTAATGGATTTTGAAGATTTAAATTTCAGTAGAAGAACAACCTCATGTTTAAAAGCCGCACGAATCCGTTCTCTGAATGATTTATGCAAAGTGTCGAGAAGGGAGTTATGTAGTATTCGTGGCTTTGGTCGTCTTTCCGCTGATGAGGTTGAAAATAGATTACATGAGATTGGGAGAAAATTAAAACCATCTATTGAAGTTGGCAATATTGCAAGCTATTCAGTTCCTACGGAAAGAAATTTAGAAATTTTTAAACAACGTATTTGTACTCATAAAACATTTATTGATATTGGCAGGAGATTTAATATCGGTCCAGAAAGAACAAGACAGATTGTATTGCATGTCGGAAGACAATTGAGGAAATTCGCGAAACTAGTGTCCTAGTTTTTCGGTTTTTAAAGCATGGAAAAAGCTAATTATTTCAAGCCTGGTTGTACTCCCGGTCCCGGAAGGCCAAAAGGATCAGTTGATCGCTCATATCTTCTTGCCGAGACATGGGCGAATAGGATGGATACGGTTTGGGATGATTTGAAGCCGGAGACGAAAGCGAATATTTGTTGTCGGATCTTTTGCGCGTTAGTTGGTCGTCAACAGTTTCATTTAACGCCAGATCAGTCGGTAAAGAACGCAGACGCAGCGTTAGCATTAGTCTTGCGGATGGAGAAAGCACTTGGAGTTAATGTCGGCACCGGAATTCGAGGACGGGATGAGGGAAGCGTGGAAGATGGGGCGATTAGCGTACAAGCTATTGAAGCCCCAAGACCAGGCGTATAAAGCATTTTATGATCCCTCCCGAAGACTACGTTCTAGAAAATTCCTTATGGTGGCAGGCCGCCGATGCCGAAAATCGACGCTCTTACTTATCCTTCATGCCGAAACCTGTATTAGAACTGCTGGAGTCCAAACCGCTTATGTCGCTCCCGTTGAGAAAGGTTTGTCTGACTATATCTCGCCTATTATTGGGACTGTCTTTGCTGACTGTCCTGATGATTTGCTCCCGAAGTTTAGATCACAGCAGAATGATCTTTTATTCCCGAATGGCAGTCGTGTTGTGTTTAACGGCTGTAATATGCGTCAGTATCGGTATATGCGCGGACAAAAGCTCGCGCTCGCTACTGTCGACGAGATGGCGGAAGTAGATGACCTCGAAGGAGCCGTTGACGACGTTTTATTCCCAGCCGTGTGGGACTCTCACGGTGAAATGGTGTTGTCAGGCACACCGCCAGTTGTCCCATCCCCGGATCACCCAGTCATGCGCTACGTCGAGACGGCTAAACAAACAAATTCCTACTGGCACGCTACCGTTTATGATGCTGGGTACACTGAAACAGAGATCGAAGAAGCCTGTCGTGAAGTTGGCATAGATGGCAAAGACTCGGCGCGGTTTAAGCGGGAGTTCCTTGCGGAGTTCGTGCGGGACGAATCAGCCGTCATCGTGCCAGAATTTGTCGAGAGTCTGCACGTTAGACAATCCGTGCGACCCGTGTACTACGACCTTCTCTACAAAGCGTCGGGGTGCGACCTCGGTGTTGCAGATAAAACAATCGAGATCTTTGGGTGGTACGATTTCCCGCGAGCGAGGATTGTCATATCCCGAGAATTTTTTCTCGAAGGATCGGACGTACGCACAGACATCTTTGCTGAACACCATCGACGAATCGTTAATGAGCTCGGGTGGAGCAACGCAAGCAGTCGCACTACCTTCTGGTCGGACAATAGTAATCTCATGTTACTTAACGACCTGCAAGCCCTCCACAACATCGCAATCTTGCCGACGGACAAAGAGGATAAAGCGGAATGGCTAAATCTCGTTCGTATATTGCTGAAGGACAATCGCATCGAGGTCGACCCGTCCTGCAAGCTCCTCATCTCCACACTAAACGGTGCATTTTGGAAGGATACGAAAAAGAAGGATTACGGGCGATCCAAAGCCCTCGGTCACATGGACGCACTCGATGCCTTGATTTACTTTGTAAGGAATTTAAACAGGAGCGCGAACCCGTTTCCCGTCAATTACAACATCGAAGCCGGGCAGATCTATGATGGCTCTACGCACATCTACCCGCTCGACTGGAACAAGCGGGCGCACACCGACGAAGGACGAGTGCTTGAACGGGTGTTTGACAAGGGACGCTTTAGACCGACGAAAGATGGACCGAGTATTCTGGGAGGACTTTGATGGAAACGGCTGTTAAACCAAAAGAAGCAGACGTAGCGGCATGTAAGTCTACGCTTGAGGTGTGCAAGAAGACGATGGCGATTTTAGAAGTCGCGCAAGTGCAGGGCCGGAGCGCAATGGACATGGCAAACAGTTTGCTATGGTTAGCGAACGTTAAATCAGGACTCGAACGACAACTAACGGAGCTTGAGAAAACCAAATGATTTTGAACCCGACACAAGAACAACCTACCACCGACGCTCCGGCGTCTCCAAATCCTGGTCCCGACACCAACGAGCTTGAGGATCAACCGCAAGAAACGCAATTGATGATTGCTGATGAGGATGACGACACAGACGAGATTGATCCTCAACAGCAGAAGCTGAATGATGTGCTTGACGAATACTGGTGGCGGAAAGAGACGACGGAATGCGTGCAGGAATGTATCCGCAAATCGAACGAGTACTATCAGTACATTTTAGCGACTGGCAAGATGGCCCTATGGAGGCTGTGCTTTGAGCAATACAACCGTGGATTTATCACCCTTGGCTCTGTCTCTCGCGGTGGAACTGAAGGAGAATTACTTAATCTTCCAGTCAACGAGTTCAGAAACATTGTGGACCATGTTATCGGACTCACTACTCAGGATAAGCTTGCGTTTGAGCCGCAACCCATCAACAATGACTATTCAACTGCCGCGCAAGTCACCCTCTCAAAAGCGATTCTCAATGACTACGCAAAAACAAAAGGACTTGGCGATATACGGGTCAGAACAGACCGCAATGCTTACATCTTCGGTGAAGGCTCGATCCTCAGGCTCTGGAACAAGAACCTTGGCGATCTGAAAGCCGTTGACGTTGCCAACGAGAAGATTTACAAGACGGGCGACATTCAGTTTATTGAAGTCAATCCAACGAACCTTGTGCGTGACATCAATGTTCCACAGTTCAAAGATAATCAATGGTTTATTGTTCGGATCATGGTCAACAAATACGATCTGGCGGCGCAGTATCCCGATAAAGCCGAAGATATTGTTCGCAAGCAGATCTCGACGGACTGGGACAATACGCGGATCACGTCCACTCGTGGCGAGAAGAGCGACATCATCCCATTGTTTATTGCGATGCACAAGAAAACCACGAGTGTCCCGTTCGGACGTTTCATCACATATGTAGACGGAAACACTTGGCTTGAAGACGGGCATTTAGAGCCCAAGGATTTCCCATTACACACGAATATGCCGTGTCCTGTTGAGTCGATCAATTTCGGCTACAGCACGGCATTTGATTTGTTGCCGTTACAGCAGGTGCTGGACATCATTGATGGTGGATGCGCGACGAACTTGACGAACTTCCTCGTCTCAAACATTCTTGTGCCGGAGGGTTGCAATCTCGGCGTGAGTGATTTGGTTGGGGCGATGAACCTGCTCAAATACAACGCGCAGGCTGGGAAGCCGGAAGCTTTGAACCTTGTTGAATTTCCTCAGGAAGCCGTTCCGTTTCGTGCTTTCGTCGTGCAGAGAATGGAAGTGATTGCGGGGATCAATTCAACTAATCGCGGTCAAGTAGACGAGAAGATCACATCTGGCACAATGGCGGCTTTGTATGCGTCGCAAGCGATTCACTTTAACAATAACTTCCAGATGGCTGACGCGACGATCATGGGTGAACTTGGTACAGCTATACTGAACGACCTCAAAGACCATCCCGAAGATAAACGCACGGGCATGGTGACAGGCAAAGGCAATAAGAGCTACATGAAAGAGTTTTACGGATCTGACGTAAACATGATTGAGCGCGTGACTGTTACTCTTGGCTCGGCGTTTCTTCAGACGGACGCTGGGAAGGTGCAAGTAGCTCAAGACTTGTTGAATGGTCCGAATGGCTTGGATAACCGGGAGTACTTGGAAGTCGTTGAGACAGGAAGTTTAGAGTCGCTCACGCAAGGTCCGCATCGTGAGATGATGTTTATTAAAGACGAAAACGAGGTGTTAAGTGGTGGTGGTGTGTGTAAGGCTGTGCTTACTGATGATGATGCGCTTCATATTACTGAGCATAAAAACGTCATTGCTGATCCTGGGCTTAGGTTATCGAACGACCCGATGGCGGCGCAGATTGTGAACAACACGTTGACGCATATTGCCGAGCACGAGCAGAATTTCCAGATGAAGATGACGCAACGCCCAATCTTGATGCAACTATTGAAACAGGCTCCCCAAGCTCCACCGCCACCTCCTGGTGGACATCCACCGCAAGCAGGACCGCAAAAGAAACCGATGCCGCCTGGTGGTCCTGCTCGTCCTCCGATGGCGGGCGGAAAACCGCCCATGCCGCAACAGCGTCCGATGCCAGGCAGACCGATGCCGAAGCGTAAGATGGCGATGCCGGGCCAGAACCAACCATCTGTAAACTTACCGCCACCAGCGGCGGCACCAACTGTACAAGGGGGACCAAGAGCATGAGCGAACAAGCCGCGCCAGCACCCGTATCACAAGAACCCACAACTTTACCGCCACCTGTTGCCGCCGGTTCTCAGGGCGCAGGAGCCTTAGCCGAAGGCGCACCAAAAGAGCCTGTTGCTTCTTCTGACCCATACGAATTTGATGACGTTGAAGTAAAGGGCCAGAAACAGAAGATGAAGTTTAACGGCAAAGACCAAATGAAAGCCGTTATTCAGAAGGCTCTCTATGCGGATCAGGCGATCAAGGATGGTATTCAGGCTAAGAAGGGTGCTGAAGCGATGATGGCGAAACTCAAGACCCAACAGGGATTGCGCGAAGTGCTTTCTGATCCTGCAATTGGCCTTGATCTCAAGAAATTTGTTCTTGATGAAGTTCGGGCGATGATGGATGATGAGCGTTTGACGCCGGAAGAGCGAGAAAGCCGTGATGCTAAACGTGAACGCGACGAACTCAAGCAATGGAAAGAACAGCGCGAACAGGCCGAGAAAGACGCTGAAATGAAGGCCAAGAACGAAGCTTTGGCTAACCAGACGCGCAAAGAAATCATTACGGCAATGGACAAGTTCCCTGATATCCCAAAGACTCAAGCGACGATGGACGCCGTGATTCAGAACATGCGGGCGGCGTTCCGCAAGTACGGAAAGCATTTAACGCCAGATCAGGCCATGACCGTTTACAGCCAGCAGTATTGGGCGAGTTTGCAGGATGTGATCGGGAAACTTGATGCCGAGACAATTTCTAAACGATTCGGTCCAAAGACTCTCGACAAAATCCAGAAGATGAAGCTTCAGGAACTGAAAGAAAAGACCGACCCTGGAAAAAAGTCCTTGACAAATGCGGACAGTCATGTTAAAAACAAAAAGAATTTAACGGAAAAAGAGTACGAGAAGATTTTCCAAGCGAAGTTAGCAGGTCTTTAAAAGCCGTTTTCATAAATCGCTAGAGCTTTCGAGTAGGACGCATTGCGCCACCCGAAAGAACGCCCGAAGCGAACCAACCATAACCTTGGCGTATTGCACTACCTTGGCGGTCGGAATAAGTAATGTTCCACATGGAACAACTATTTCACCCAAGGAGATACGCACATGTCCCTTACAGCCGAGACAACTCAAGTAGCCGCCGGACTTCTGAAACAAGCCTACAGCGATGACATCGCGAAGGTCGTTCCAGCCTCTTCTATTTTGCAGGAAGAAATTTCTTTCGTTCCCGATAGTCAGCGTGAAGGTGCACAGTTCAACTGCCCCGTACTTCTGTCGTTGCCTTCCGGTTTCACCTACGGAGCAGGATACGCAACTTATCAGTCGATCATCCCTTCCAACGTCCAGTATGCGTTCTTGACTGGCTCTAACATCAACCTCCGCGACGGTATCGCCAATGACCTGATTTCTCGGGCCATGAGCGACAAAAACAGCTTCATGACCGCTTCTAAATACGTCATGATGGCGTTACAGAAGTCGATGCGGAAAGAACTTGAGTTGAACTTGCTCTATGGTTCGACTGGCTACGGACAGGTTGCGGGCTATGTGAACAACAGCTCGACTTCGACGACCTTATACTTCTCGTTTGGGACATGGGCCCCGGCGATCTGGTCTGGTCTTGAAAACTGCGTGGTTCAGTTCTACTCGGCTGGCGCACAGCAAGGCACTTCCTTCACCATAACGGCTGTTACGATTGCTCAGAGCCTTCCTAACTGGGGTGGTTCGATCACTGTTACCGGAACCTCTGGCGACATCACGACCTTACAAAACACCATCGGCACTGTCTGGGCGACTGGGAACACCGCGCTTGGCACGGCTGTTGACGTGTACATGAACACCGCCTTTGGAAACCAGATGCTTGGTATCAAAGGGATTCTGGGCGCGACGGGGACCTTGTTCGGCCTGAACACCGCCTCTTACAGCGTTTGGCAACCGAATACGTTTGACTGTTCGAGTGCTCCGTTAAGCATCGGCAAAGTCCTTGATGCCGGAGCGTTGGCAGTGGCTCGTGGCGCGGAAGACGAAACGCTGGACGTGCTGGTTAACCCCAACACCTATGCGAACATCATTGTCGAAGCTTCTTCGGCTCGACGCTATGACTCTTCGTACAAGAAAGACACTCTGGCCAACGGTGCTCGATACATTGAGTACTTTGGACCCAACGGCAAAATGCGCGTGATTGCACATCCTTTCGTGAAACAAGGCGAAGGGTTCATTCTTCCTCTGGAAGATTGTAAGCGTATTGGTTCGACTGACATCACTTTTGACTTGCCAGGTTTCGCTGGTCCGGCGTTGTACTTGCCGAGCCCGACGAACACCGGAGTCGAAGTGCGGGTGTTCACGAGCCAAGCTGTGTTCTTCGAAAAACCGTCTCACGGCGTGTTGCTCAAGAACATCGTCCCTAGCACGAACTAATTAGAAGCGGAATCACCTGGGGGAGGGCGGTTGCCCTCCTCTGGGGAGGACCGCCCACCGTGGCGGCCCCAACAATAAATAACAGGAGACTAATCACATGGCATCACCCATCCAGACATTCAAAATCTACGGAAAAACAGCAGGCGGGTCTCTCACTATTCCTTTAGGCGCAGGACTTACGAACGTGGCAATCGCCAACGCTTTTCGGCGTATTGGCGATTTCTTTCAGAGTATCGGTATCGGCACGCGGTCTGGGAACATTGTGTGTCAAGCTAACGGTGTCGCGGCGGCTGGCGTGATTACGTTCTCAAGCATCGCTAACAATGACACCATTACGATCAATGGGACTGTGTTCACGGCCAAAACATCGGGTGCGACTGGTAACCAGTTCAATCTTGGGGCGAGCGATACGGCGGCGGCGGCTAATGCGGCGGTAGCGATCAATGCGTCGGCAACGGCGATTGTTTCCAACGTTGTTTTTGCTTCTTCTTCTGGTGCTCTTTTAACGATTACAGCTAAAGAGCAAGGATCTATCGGGAACCTAATGACGCTTGCGATTTCGGCGCATGGTTCTGTGTCTACGGCTGTGGCTGGCGGCACTGACGGGACGGTTACGGCTCTCGCCAAGGGGATCTAACGTGAAGAAATATCTCGCTGTTCTGATGTTGCTTGTTGCCCCTATTACGGCATGGGCCGGAACGGTGAAATATAATGGATACCTGGCCAACGAGTCTGGTTTGACTTATGCGAAGTCTTATCCGCTTCCGATGAACCAGATTCAGGCGGATAACGTCAGTTTTCAATTGACGTGGTCTACCCCCAGCCCTTCTAACGTCACGTTTACTGATGGTTCTGAATCTACCGGGACATTAAAGGTTGCGAACAATACCGGAATCAGCTCTGCGACGGCTTCTGATTTTCTCACAGTCCTAAGCACAAATCTGGCTGGAGCCTGTATTACGTTTTTTAACGGATCAGCGGGCCAGAATGTGTGCAATGGTAATTGGCGCGTTGACGTGACGAGCGATACGGCGGCTGATATTGTTACTCAACTAAATGCTTTATTTACTCAAATTACATCGACTTCGAATCTAACCGGAAGTGTTGTTTTCTCCACCGCGACACAACCTGGAAGTTTCGGTAATCGAATGACGTTTACGAGCAATACATCGTCAATCACGGTCAACTCTCTGAACTTCACAGGAGGGACTGATCTGGCTTGTTTCGCAATTAATGGGATTGAACTCTGCGGAGGCAATCAATTCGCTGTCGGTACTTCATCTGCGATCACGGCGAACAATATAGCTACGGCTATTGATACCAATACGGCATTGAGCGCGATTGTCATAGCAACAGCTCCCGTCGTTTGTGGTCTGGCGAATGCTTGCGGCGTGGTAGTGACTACATCGACGAGCGTTGGAACAAACACGAATTACGTTGTTTATACGACCACACAAGCGGCTTTGACTATTGGTGGCAGTACGGTCACAGTTACTGGCCTAAACGGAGCAGGACAAGGCCAGATGTGGGGTGGGACGAACGCGGCCTATACGTTAGTCGGTGGATCAGCAACGGTGATTAATGCGACCAACACCTTCGGATCAACCACACAGACTGGAATGGTCGGGTATCAGGTGCTTTATACGACCTCTTCAGCTACGGCAATCGGTGGGCTAGTCTGGGGAACAACCTACTACGTTATTCCTGTGAGTCCTTCGGCTCTTGGTCTTGCGACGACTTCGGCGAATGCTCAGAAGGGAACGTTCATTGTGTTGACTTCTTCGACGAATAAGACAACGGCTGACTCGTTTGTTCTGACGGCGTTGCCGGAGACTGGCACAGCGACAGGAATATTCCAGGCTAGTAATGATGGCGTGAACTGGACGCAATATCCTGGCCAGGGTGTTTCGACGTTCACGGCTGTTTTCCCATCATCGACAAGCGTTGTGGATCTTGGGCAGACTGGGTATTCATGGATCAGGTTCAACGTTAATACGCCTCCAACGCAGGGCGGTTTAGGTCTTCAGATCATTCCGAATGCAAAGAATTCCGGGTTATAGGAGCTGATATGTACGACGAAGACGACGAAGACGAGCAGAAGGATAAAGTTCTAGAGGGTTTGTCTGGTGAAGTTGATGACTTTGCCGGGAAAGGGTTGCCGAATCCTGATGGAGATCAAAGCCAAGGAGTGACCATTGAGATATCCGTTAAACCTCACGGCGCAGGAGCGGAAACGCCTGAACCTGAAGACGTGGATCCTAAACCAAATGGCATGGCTGACGGCAATGATGATCATGACCCCATTGCTCATATTTTGGGTTTGTGTGAAGGCGGTTGTGCGTACTAAATGACAACCTACCTGATTGACTCGCCATCGCAGACTGTTGATGACATTGTGGCCAACGTGGTGACTTCTACCCGTCTTCCCTTGTCTCAGGTGACGTTTACGCCCGCGCAGATCATTGCGATGATGCAGGACGAACAGCAGACGAAAATTATCCCACTAATCAAAAAGGTGAGAGAGGATTACTGGTTAACGAACTATGATCAGCAGATTCTTACTAATGTGTTCTCATATTCTATGCCGCCCAGATGTTCAGGTGGCGGGTTACGCGATTTTGTGTTTGTTGATCCTTCTGGCTACGAGATCCAGGTCCCGCACCTGGACCCTGATCAGATTGCGACACCATCCTACTTCGCCTTTCGTCCTTCTTGGCAAGGGCAGGGTGCTTTTCTGATGAACGATCAGGTGGTCTTGTGGCCACAAACCAATTCCAATGTGAGTTATAAACTCCGTCAGAAATACGAACGCCGGGCAAATAGTTTGACTTCTTCGGCCAACTGCATGCAGATCACGGCGGTAAACCCTGGGGCCAATACCATCACGTTTATCGGATCTCCTCCTACACCTCCTTTTTCAATCGGTAAACTGATCGACATCATTTCTACATTTGGCCAACACGTTAGCCAGGGCGACAACCTTTTGATTTCAAACTTGGTTGGAAACGTCGTGACGTTTGATCCTACTACGCCTATCGGAACGACTGTTACTGTCGGAAGTTGGGCTTGTGCGGCGGGATTGACCTGTATCCCGCAAGTTCCTGACGAAGCCTATCCTATTTTCTTGGCGCGGGGAATGATGCGGATTGCGACGGCTTTACAGAACTCGAATTTAATGAATGTTGCAACGAAACTGGCAGAAGATGCTTATGCCGAAATCATGACACTGTTTACCCCGCGTGTTCCTGGGAATCCGCGCAAATTCGTTAACAAAAACGTAGTCGGTGGACCTTACAGTTTCCCGTACTACCGATAAGGAGAAATTGATATGCCTATGATGGAATCGGATGGATTTATAGACCAAGCTTTTTTTGTGCGCCTTGTCTCGCTGTCTCCTGGCAACGCTGACTTTGCGCTTCAGAACGCCATTTCTGCCGCTATAGGAAATGCGGCGTGTGCTGGTCTTCAGACCATCACTGTTGCAACGGCGGCTTATGCAAACGCGCTTGTCCAGATTATGATCGAGCGTCTTGTGAATATGGGGTACACGGCAACACTTAGCGGAACTACTCTGACCGTCAACTGGTCGGTAATGTAAAAAGGAGAATTAAAATGGCAACAGTTTCTTGGGGAGAAATAGCACCGGCGGCGGCGGCTCGGGCATTGGCAGGATCTTATGCGTCGGCAACAGAGACCGCGCTTCATGCGGCGATTGCAACCGCAGTTAATGCGGCGATTGCGTCTGGATTGTTTACGACCACAGTAGCGGCTTCGGCATATACCGCTTCGATGGTTCAGAATCAAATGGTTCTTTGTGAAGGGCTTGGGTACACCGTGTCCTATTCTGGCACGACTATCACCATTAGTTGGTAAGGAGATAAATCATGTCAGCATTTGTGTTCGGAAACGCTCAGTCTGTCCGTGAGGTAAGCGCAGGAACGTATAAAACAGAAGCGGCTTTACAGGCTGTTGTCATAGCGGCGATTGCGGCTGTAGTGGCAACGGGCGAGTTGTTTACCTGTACGGCTTCTGCATCGGGATATTCTCAGCAGGACGTGAACAACGTGATGCGTGATCTCATTTCTCAGGGGTTCACGGCCACATATTCAGGGACCACGATCACCCTGGCCTGGTAAGGAGCTTCTTTGTACGCATCTGCCCTTTCGTTTGCTGGGCTCTACACCTTCCCCAACCCATTAGCAAATATTCCCGTCGGTGGTGCGCTTCAAGCGGATAACCTTGTCGCCAACAAAGACGGGGAGGCTGAGACGAGACGTGGACTCGCTTCAGTTGGTTCTAATGTGAATGGGGCCATCATGGACCAGTTTTTCGCATACCAAAACAGGCTTTTATTTCACAGCAACAACCCCGGCGGGGAATTCATTGAATATGATGTTTCTGGTAATTTTAATTGGGCCGCTTTTGGAGCTAATCGGTATTTTGCTCCTTCTAATGCGGAGAGAATTCATGGGCAGGAAGCCAACAAGAATTTCTATTTCACAACTTCTAACGGTATTTTAAAAATACCTGCCTATAGTGGTCCTCTTATGCGGTCCGGGGTTCCAGGTGGGCTTGATGGGTCTGGCGTGTTGGCCGGAGCAGGATCAGGATTTCTTGGTTCTATGTTCCAATGTGCCTATCAAATTGTTTTTGGTTATGTTGACATTAACGGAAACCTTAACCTTGGTTCTCCTTCCGAAAGAATTCTTGTGGTCAATTCAACTGGTGGTTCTGATAACGTCACATTGACATTTACTGTACCTGTAATCATTCAGATAGATGCTTCTAGCGTTGCAAATGGTTATTTTTATCAGATTTATAGAACTCCTCAGACGGCGTATAGTGCAACTCCCTCTCTAAATGTTCCTCCTGGCGCAGAACCGCAACTGGCTGGACAATTTAATTTGACAGCTCCTCAGCTTGCCGCGCTTTCTGTGACGGTAACAGACGTCACTACGGATGCGCTTTTGGGTACGGCACTTTACACAAACCCAAGTCAGCAGGGAGCACTTCAGAGCAATGACGTTCCTCCTCTTGCCGCTGATTTTTGCTTGTTCTCTCAGATGATGTTTTACGCCAACTGCACAACGCTTCAGTCCGTCGAATTCAGTCTTATTTCTGTTGGTTCTCCGAATGGGATACAGAATGGGGACACCATTACCGTTAATGGGGTAACGTTTACGGGCGCAGGCTCTCAAAACAATTCGATTCAGCAATTCCAGGTTGTCTCGGGCGGGACTGTTGCATCAAACATAGACTTAACGGCCAGAAATCTCATTCAGTGCATCAATGCCAACGCAAATAGTACGAGTGTTTATGCGATTTACTTATCTGGATACAACGATCTTCCGGGACTCATAGAACTTCAAGCAGTTAGTCTTTCTCAGGCTATTTTTTACACGACATCAAGCAGAGGCGGGGCATTTAGTCCAATTCTCCCTCCTTCTGGAACTTCTTTCCCGAGTTCAAATGATTCGGTCCCGAATGGGATTTACGTGTCGAAGGCAGGACAGCCTGAAGCGGTCCCGGCAGTCAATCTTATTTTTGTTGGCGGAGGAGATCAACCGATTTTGCGGGTGCTTCCGCTCAGAGACAGAGTGATTGTTTTGAAAACAGATGGAGTCTTTGTCATCACTGGCACAACACCGCAGACTCTTTCCATTACGCTCCTAGATTCCACCATTATTTGTATTGCCGCTGAGTCGGCAAGACTTTTAAATAATTCCGTCTATTGCATGACACAGCAAGGTGTTGTTTCTATCACGGAATCTGGGGTAACCATTCAGAGCCGAGCGATTGAAGGGGATCTTCTTTCGTTGACATCAAGTGCATTCGTTAATTTCGCTTCTATTTGCTACGGGATCAGCTACGAATCTGAACGCATTTACATTATTTGTATGCCGACATCGTCGATAGACACGGTAGCGACTCAAGCATGGGCATACAATTGGATTACAAACGCATGGACTAGATGGCCCATTGACATTGGGGCTGGCATCGTAAATCTGTTTGATAACAGACTCTATGTCAGTCGTCCGGTTTTGAACACAAATTTCGTTTACCAGGAACGAAAGAGCTATGACTATACGGATTATTGGGATGACACTTTTTCTGTGACCATAACTGGCGTAGACTCGACGGGACTTGTCGTGTCGTTGTCTGGTGTTCCTTCTGCGTCGTGGGTTGGATACGGGCTTTCTCAGACTGTTCTTGGAAGTACCTATACCGCCATTATTGATTCCGTCGATACGATTCACAACACCGTTACCGTTGATTTACAGAATTCCAGTCAGCCCGGTCTTGCTGTTTCTTGGGCTAACGCGGCGGCAACAGTCCAGACCACTATTCCCGTCGCTCTAACGTATGCCCCGATAACCGGGGGATTTCCTCACTATATGAAGAGTTGGACGCGGGTAGATTTCTGGTTTAATGGCGGTAACTTCCCTCTGATCAATACCGCTTTCACGACGGACGTAACAGGGACAGGGATTACGAACACAATCATGACTCCGATAATCGGAGTTTTCGGGTTTGGTCCTTATGGTGGGTTGCCATATAGCGGAAGTTATAACCTTCCTCAGAAGATTCAGACGTTAGTTCCGACGGATCAGGCGCAAGCTTGTTGGATTATGCCGACGCTTGAAGTGGCGTTTCCTGGTGCGCGATTTTCTTGTCTTGGCGTGACGGCTACTTACGACATCACGAGCGACGTAACAGGCTAATGGCGAACATCCCCGCATCGACATCACGACGGTTTAACCCGGCTGATTACAAGACGGCTCCTGATTGGTTTTCGGGCCGATTCTTGTCGGCTCTTAACCTTTTTACGGACCCTGTTTTTATAGCTCTTCAAAATGGCCTGACGTTCTTTGAGAACTTTAACAGCCAGTATTTCACGGCTCAGATTCTTGCCGGAGCGACAGCGGATTTAAACAAGTTCAGCTTTAAGCAGACCATTTCTGGAACTCCTCAAGAGTGCATTGTCGCGGCAGTCAATCTCGTTGATCCGACAAAGCCAATTATTGGAGCCGTCACTATTTCCTGGTATTCGGATTCAGGAACAATCTTCGTTACGGCTGTGAATGGTCTGACTGTTGGTTCAACGTACAATCTGCGCGTGAGGGTCTGCTAATGGCTTTTGTCCAAGAAACCCAGAACGACCCGAACGCACAGCAACCGACAGCGACGGGGACTAATGCGCCGATGGATCAGCTCCCGCAGACTTCTAGCGGGGGTGGTGGTGGTTCATCAGGAGCCAACACTTCGGCGGCAGGGTCTCCGCAAGGTGCTCCGTCTGTTCCGAATGCAACAAAAGCCCCGCCCGTTCAGAACCTTTCCGACTATTTAACAGCCAATGCTCCGCAGGCGGCAGGAATGGGCCAGGCGATTGCTCAGAACATTTCAAATCAGGGTCAGCAGGTGACGGGTGATATCAATGCGGCACAGCAGGGATTTGATCAATCTGTTCAGGCATCAAACGTCGCGCCGAATCAGGATCTCGTCAATCAGGCGGCGAGTAATCCTACTCAGTTCGTGCAAGACCCTAACAATGTACAGCAGTTCCAGACTCAAGAGAACGCCAATTATACAGGACCTACATCATTTGAGTCATCGGCTTACGCACAGCCATTGACGCAGGAAGTCAGTCAATTTCAACAGAACACGCCAAACACCAATAATCAATCTGGGATTCTTCAGCTTGTGGCGGGCCAAGAACAGAACCCAACGTTAGGTATGGAGAATCTTGACGCGCTTCTTTTGGGTGGAACGCCAGGCGCAACGCAAGCGATTAACCAGGCTGAATCTCCTTATGCCAATTTGGGCCAGACTTTAACGGGAGTTGGGACTACAGAAGATGCCAATATAGCAACAGCGAAAGCCAACGATTTAGCGGCATCGCAGGGCGTACAAAACTCTTTCTTGACTGGCCCTAATGCGGTAGTTCCGGCCTGGGAACAGGCACTTCAGAACGAACAAAACACTGCAACTGGACAGGTCAATGCTTATAACCAACAGCTTCCCGCCTACAATCAGGAACAGCAAGCTTTAGGAAACATCGCCCAAAACTGGAACAATTTTCAGTATAGCGTTCCGAATTTCGGAATTTACACGACGGATGTAAATAACCCCAGCTCTCCATCGGAAACTCCGATAAACGCACCTTCTCTTTCGAGTGTGGCGACTCCTCAGGATTACGCGACCGAAGCGGCTCTTTCGCAGTTGCTTGGTTCTAGTCTTGGAACTACGCCAATTGATCAATCCACAGTTGATCAAGCAGGAACATTCCAGGCTCCCGGTTCAATTCCGAGCTTACAACCACAAGCCCAAAGTCTAGCGGATCAGCTAGGAATGGCTTATAACCAGACATATCAGAACGATTTAATCCCGACGGCGGGTGTTGATCGGGGAGCATACGGGGCATTACTAGCGGCACTTCAAGGGGAAGAAAATCCCCTGATAAAACAACTTCAGGGCTACGGAGCCAAATGAAAAGGGGCGTGATATAGATGAGCTTTCTGAATGACACATTGAACACATTGACTGGCGGTAAGTCTGGAGAATCTTCTGCGGATTTAGAGAAGGCGTTACAGGCCATTCAGAACGTCCAGACTCCGACTCAGCAGGAGATGCAGTATCAGGTTCAGCAACTCGTATCAGCTGGAAAACTCACGCCTCAGCAGGCCCAAACATTTTTACAGTCTCCGAACGCTTTAGCAAGCGAGAACATTGATCAGACTGGTACTCAGGCCCAAGATTCCGCGATTTCTGGCCTTCTGAGTGCGGCACAGCAGGGTGGTCTTAATCCCGAAGAAGCCGCGCAGATGCAACAGATCGAGCAACAGCTTGGAAGTCAAGAGAAAGGGGCTAACGACGCTGTTTTGCAGAACCAAGCGGCGCGTGGGGCTTTAACAGGCGGCGAAACTCTGGCGGCACAGATGCAGAATAACCAGAACGCTACGGTTAATGCGAACCAGAACGCCGGGAATACTGCCGGACAAGCCTATCAGCAGATGCTTAATGAATTGACGAGCGCGGGAAGCCTTGGAAGTGGATTGCAGAGCCAGGAAAACCAACAGGCTAATACTGTCGGCGCGGCAACGAACGCTATCAACCAGTTCAATACGGCTAATCAGCAACAGGAAGCGAATCTAAACACTCAGGCGCAGAATATTGCTCAGGAAGAGAACCTTTCAAATGCTCAGAACATTAGCAACACCAATGCGGCGAACAATAACGCTTACTCTGCTTATAATGCTCAACTTCCCCAAGAAATTTTCAATGATCAGCTTGGAAAAGCAGGAGCCCAAGCCGGAATCAATGAAACACAGGCCAATCAGGCTACAGGCCAAGGGAATCAGCTCTTAAATCTTGAAAGCGGAGTAGTCAACGCCGGGAGTCAGGCCCTTGGTAAAGGATTCAGTGGCGCGGGTTCAGGTGGCGGAGTTTCTGGAAACTCTTCCGCATTTCCGACTGCTTCTGATGCCGGATCTTCGAGCGCGTCCCTTCCCGATGCTTCTGGTGCTATGGCAAGCGCAGGATCAACGGATCTTCCTTCCGCTCTTTCACTTATGGACGAAGGTGGCGAAGTACCTGGTGAAGCAGAAGAAAGCGGTGATTCTCCGAAGAACGATAAAGTCCCAGCTCTTCTTTCTCCTCACGAAATGGTTATTCCTCGGAGTGCGGCAATCCCGGCTATGCACGGAGACCCGCACAAGGTCATGGACTTCTTAAACCGTATGAGAGCTAAAAAGCAAATGACTCCTCCTCCTGTTCATCCCCACGACATCAAAGGTGTCTTGGACGCGCTCACGATGCGGAGAGGGGGCCACTAATGAACAAACTAGGCGAAACCAATTCTCCTGAATGGGAGAAGATTAAAGGGTGGATGGGTGCGGCCAATGGAAAGAAGGATCATCCCTTAGTTCAGGAAGCCAAACGGACACAGAGGGTCCAGAAGTTTGACGAAGGGGCCGGAGACGTTCAGCCAGATGACGAAACCATGAAGTTCCTGCAACCACAAGGGGCTGGACTTATTGCTCCAAGCGCGGCACGACCTCAGATGGCTCCTCCCGTTCAGGTTCCACCACCTCAGATGCCAGCGGCTCCTGTTCAGCCGCCCCCGCAGATGCCGCCTCAGCTCCCTCCACAAGCGGCTCCGGCTCCTGCAACACCGAACTATTCGAGCCAAGCGGCGAACGAACTTGGCACGAGTCCTCAAGAGCTTGCGGCATTCATTCAGAAGGCCAATACCCCTACGACTGGCGACACCATTCGTGGAGTCGGTGCGTCTTTGGCTGATGCGCTCGGTCGTGCAGGTGGGTCAAACCCGAACTATTTAGAGCAGAACAATAAGGTTGAACTGGCAAGACGTGCAGAACTTTCTGGTATTCCGATGAAACAAGCAGAAGTCGGAAAGGAAAAGTTCGGACTCACTAAGACCTTAGAAGCGGATGATCCTAATTCTTCTTTTAGCAAGATTCAGCAGAATGCAAGCCGTAGTTTTCTTAAACAACTTGGAGCGTCGGATGCTGATATTCCTAAAATACCCGCTTCCATGATTCACGATCTTCAGTCGGGACGCATTGAATGGAAGAAGGCCCAGGCAGAGCTTGGTCTTAAAGGTGCTTACGAAATGGGGATGCTTGGACTTCAAGGCGAAGCCCAGAAAACGCGACAAGCCGAAGCGCAAACACGCGAAAAAGAAGCTGAAAAGGGTGCATTAGAAAAAGTAGTCAGCGGTTCCCCTTTTCCGTTTGTTGGCCCCACCCATGACGAGAAACGAGCGGCTATTGAAAAACTTGGAAAGCTTGGAGGAATTGGCGATTTCGATCACACCTCAATCCCTGCCGGGACAATTTATAAAGCTCCCGACGGAACCATGCGGAGAAAATCGTAATGGGTTGGCAAGAAGATCCTGTAGTTGACTCAGCTCAAGCGCAACCATGGCAGAGTGATCCTGTCGTTAGTAGCAATTGGTCTGATTTGCCAGGGAATATTATTCCTGATGCTAAGGCTGTTGGAACAGGAGCAGTAAATGCTGGAATCAGAACAGCAAAAGGGATATATGACTTTCCAGAAGATGCGGTTAATTCTGCTGAAGATGTTCTTGCTGGTGGGAATCCGTCCGACACACCGATTGGTCAAGATGCGAAGACTGTTGGCAGTGGAGTTGTGGATGCAGTCAAAGGAATTCCGCAACAACTAGAGAATCTTGGATCTAAAGAACAATGGATTAACCATCCTGTACAGAACGCCATGACGGCGGGAAGCATTGCGGCTCCGATGTTTGCGCCAGAGGAAGGATTGGCCTCTAAATTAGGGACAGGGATGGAGAACAAAGGCGCGAACATGGCGGCAGACTTAGCCGAAACGTCTGGAAAGACCGTCCAGAAAATACGTCCCGAAACGCTCGGAGAAGATGCAGAGGCAGGAATTAGGAAAGCCGGAAATACGCCGAACGTTGCCGATGTTCGTACTCAGCTCGGTAAGAGAATGGTCAACGAAGGCGTTGTTGGTGGTGTTGGGCAAGATATCGGAGATAGGCTTCAAAAGGTCAGCGAATCCAAAGATTTGGCAGGGCAAGATATTGGCTCAGTCCGAGATGAAATACGAGCGACAAATAAAGCGACTGGTGTCTATGACGACGTTGACGATCCCATTCATGTTCAAGCAAACCCAATTTTGAAAGAGGTTTTAGACACCGCTAATGAGCTTCAAGGTTCTGCAAGGAGTGGTATCAAGCAAATGTCTAGGTTTTGGCGCGAGACTTATAACTCATTGGCTAAGAAAGCCGAAGAGAATGGCGGTCGTTTATCTTTAGATGATGTTCACACCGAAATGCAGGACGTTGGGAAAGACATGAATTCTTCTCCGAATTCTGCACGATTTAATGCGGCTTCTGACATTTATGGGCACTTAGCTGATACCCAAGAAAAGATGGTAAATGATTTCTCAGAGACTATGGGAAGACCAGACCTTAAAGCGAAACTTTTAGACGCAAACAAGCGATATACCTTGTACTCGAAGATGGAGGGAGATTTAAAAGGTCCAGCGGCCTCTGGTGCTACTTCTGGTGGTAATTCTCCTTCACCGCAACGGGCGGCCCTTCGTGGTGCGCCTATTCGCGCTATGGCTTATTCGGCGGTACAGCAGATTAAGCCAGAATTAGCGGCAAAGTTGGTAAGAGGCGGCCCTGCAATGGCAAAGTGGGGCGGTATGTTAGAAGCGGCGGCGAAGAAAGGACCACAGAATTTGGCTATGACCGATTATGTTTTAAGACAAACTGATCCTGAATATGCGAGGGCAACACAATGAAAAAATTATTAGCTATCGCCCTCCTGGGCTTATCTTCTTTAGGGTGGGGGGTTCAACAGACCAACCGCCTTGGCCTTTACCTTCCGGCGGTCGGTTCTCCGAATTGGGGTCAGTACCAGAACACAAACTGGCAGATTTTAGATAGTACGGTTAATACGGGGTCCGGTGGCGGAACTGGCGGGGGATCAACAAACGGAACGATTTTGGCGGCCCCTCAATATTCCGCGCCATTTTATGCGCTTTCTGGCTCAACAACCACTTTGACGGGTCTTACTCCAGGGACTTCCGGTCAAGTTTTTACGACCGCTGGATCTTCTGCGTCTCCCTTCTGGTCCACAGTAGTGACAAGTACATCACTTGCCCCTGGATCATCGAACTATATTCAAAACTCTCCTTTATTCGTTCCAGGTGAAGCCATAAACATGTCCACCGCCACCATTTCGAGCATGACGGTTACGCAGTCAATGTTAACTAACTCTTTACAAAGTATTGACCCTGTAAATAGTTTCAATTTGGCTGTACCAACATCTGGAACAAATGCTCAGGGATCATTGTTCTGGTACAACGGATCAGAGGGAATAAATGCCTTGAATGGTCCTGGATTTGTTGTCTCTCTTACTCGCGGGCCAAACTTAACTTTTTATTCCCCTTATGCTTCTCAGACGAATGGAAGACAAGTCTTTGTTATGAAGCAAATAAACGGAGTTCCCTTTGCCATAGTGCCATCAAGTGATGCCGCAACGACTGGCGTATTAGCTTTCGCAGGAACAAGCGTTGGAACTTCACAGTATGTTGGTCTTCGCGCTCCGGCGGGTACTTCCTTGAGTGGAACAACCTGGAATCTACCATCGGCAGATGCTTCTGGTTGTTGGCAGTCTGATGGATCTGGGAATCTTTCAATATCGGCATGTCCAGGTGGAGGTGGCGGTGGCTCAACAGGCGGCTCGATCATCGCCTCGACCCAGAACAACTTCGGGTATTATTCTGCCGTTGCGACCAATACGATCAACGGGACTTCGTTCATTACTCTCGGGACCAGTCAAATTATCGTCACAACGATGACGGTCTCTAGCATCACAGCAACGGCTCTGTCGGCAGGGGGTCTAACGCTCACGGCTACGGGGTATCCGTACTTCATTCCTCCCGACGGCAATAAATACGGACTAGTCGGATCGAGTGCGAGTGTGACCGTAGGCCATTACGCTACGTTTAGTAGCACCAACGGCGCAATCGTTGATGGCGGGACTGGGAGCGGCGGCGGCGGTACTCCTGGCGGTGTTTCCACACAGATGCAATTCAATAATGCGGGATCTTTCGGCGGCACAAACCTTGAAACAGTCGATGCCAGCTCGGTCAGTTTCAACGGCATTTCATCCATGACTTATATTGGGTTCTCGACGATGGTGTTTCAGTCAGGAACGGCTTTAGATGTTTCTTCGGGGACATTCTATGTTTCAACGGAAACCTACAATAATGGATCAATCGTAGAAGCTCTTGCTAGTGGACTTCAGATCGTATCGAGCATGACAATTACAGGACAAGTGACAGTTACGACAACCGCATTTAATGGACAGAATTTTTCGACCCTAGGACCTGCACCCAATGGCACATTTCAATATTGCCCCGACTGTACTGTAACGACTCCGGCCACTTGTGTCGGTGTTATTTCAGCGGCTTGCGTGTGTGCTGGATCAGGAAGTGGAGCTTTTGCTAAACGGTTAAACTCGACGTGGTACTGTAATTAAGGAGAATGACATGAAAAAAATATTGTTCGCCATTTTAATGCTCGCGGGTTCCACGGCTTTTGCCGGGAACATTATTGTCCAAGCGGGAGGCGGCTCCGGAACTATAACCGGAGTCACGGCTGGAACCGGAATCTCAGGCGGCGGTTCGTCCGGCAATGTCACTGTCACTAACACGGGTGTCCTTTCTGTTTCCAGCACTTCTACTGGCGGGACTCCGATCACTGGCGCAGTGCAATTATTGCCTGGTTCTAACGTCACTCTCACTCAGTCTGGACAGGGAATCACTATCGCTTCATCGGGCGGTG